GCTATGACCTCTAAACGCAATCTGAAGCGTATTAACAATCCTGACGACATCATGGCCTTGCCATACAGTTTGGTAGGCACACGTCAGCGGTTTAACATCTATGCGGGTAACTACTAGGATTAATTATGGCAAACGTAACAATACCTCAACTACCAGTAGCCGCCACTTCGGCTGGCGCTGATCTATTACCCGTAGAACAAAGCGGCGTTACTAAACAAATGACTAGAACGGTCTTGTTGACTAATGCTACGTTAACCACACCCATTCTTGGAACGCCTCAATCAGGCACATTAACAAACTGTACGGGTTTACCCGTATCTACAGGTATTAGTGGACTTGGCACAGGCATTGCAACATTCTTAGCTACACCTTCTAGCGCTAATTTGCGTACGGCTGTAACGGACGAAACAGGTACTGGCGCGTTAGTTTTTGCTACAAGTCCTACATTGGTTACGCCAACATTAGGTGTTGCTACAGCGACGTCCGTTGCGACTGGCCCCGTGTTTGGCACAGTCCAGTCGTTATCAGGCCCAGGCGCAGTAAACATCACTACTTTAACTACGGCGTTTACGTCTACAGGCGCAGGTAACGCATTAACGTTAGCCGACGGTGTAGCTGGTCAACTTAAAACAATCGTTTACGTAGCTGAAGCTGCGGGTGGTGACACAGGGGTTTTGACCCCCACTAATCTTGGCAGTGCCACTACTATTACGTTTAATGCTGTTGGTGATTCAGTTACCCTTCAGTTTATTGGCGCTGATTGGTGGGTTATTGGTTTCCGTGGCGCTGTGGTTGCGTAACACATGAAAACGCCAATTTTAGGGCAAGCATACGTAGCCCGTAGCGTTAACGCGGCAGACAACCGCATGATTAACCTATTTCCTGAAGTGGTACCCAACGAAGGCAAAGAAGCAGGGTTTCTTAACCGAGCGCCTGGCTTGAGTTTGCTTGCTACTATTGGCACTGGCCCTGTACGTGGTTTGTGGACGTTTAACAACGTTGGCTACGTAGTGTCAGGCAATCAACTGTTCCGTATCAACAACACCTATGTACCCCTACTAATCGGCACTGTGACAGGCACAGGCCCTGTGTCAATGGCTGACAATGGTACGCAACTGTTTATTGCTGCTAATGGCCCTAGTTACATTTATAACTCGACGACTTTAGCCTACGGCGCAATTACCGATCCTGATTTCCCTGGCGCTGTCACTGTGTCTTACCTAGATGGCTACTTTGTGTTTAACGAGCCAAACAGCCAAAAGGTATGGGTTACTCAGTTACTTGACGGTCAGTCCATTGATCCGCTTGATTTTGCTAGTGCAGAAGGTTCACCTGACGGGCTTGTAGCTTTAATTGTAAACAACCGTGAAGCGTGGTTGTTTGGTACTAACTCTATTGAAGTTTGGTACAACGCTGGTACACCTGACTTTCCGCTTGCCCGTATCCAAGGCGCGTCTAACGAAATCGGTTGCATTGCACCATATTCGGTAGCCAAATTAGACAACTCGGTGTTTTGGCTTGGTCAAGATGCTAGGGGTCGTGGCATTGTCTACCGCAACAACGGCTACGCGGGCATACGCGCATCTAACCATGCAATCGAGTGGCAAATCCAAGAATACGGCAATCTCAGCGATGCCATAGCCTACACCTACCAACAAGACGGTCATAGCTTTTACGTCCTGACTTTCCCAAACGCAAGCAAAACGTGGGTGTACGACGTAACTACTCAGTCGTGGCATGAACGTGCAGGCTTGGTAAACGGCTTTTTTACCCGCCACCGTTCCAACTGCCAAATGGCGTTTAACAGCAAGATTGTGGTTGGCGACTTTGAAAACGGCAACATCTACGCTTTTGACCTTGATGTCTATGCGGACAACGGGCAAATTCAAAAATGGTTGCGTTCGTGGCGCGCTATCCCTAGCGGTCAAAACAACCTCAAGCGTACTGCCCAGCACACCATGCAATTTGATTGCGAAACGGGCGTAGGTTTAAACGGTATTGACCCTGATGACAATGTTGAATGGTTTTTTTACACTTCTAGTGGAAATCAACTTGTAACTACTAGCGGTGATTTGTTAATGTTTTCGGCGCCTACCGTACAAGGCGCTAACCCACAGGCTATGCTGCGCTGGTCAGATGATGGCGGACATACGTGGTCAAACGAACATTGGACAAGTTTAGGCCGAATTGGTCAATACGGGCGCCGAGCGTTTTGGCGTCGGCTTGGCATGACGCAAAAGCTCCGTGACCGCGTGTATGAGGTGTCAGGCACCGATCCAGTCAAGATTGTCATTCTCGGCGCTGAACTGCAAATAAGCCCAACCAACGCCTAAGCTATGACATCCTATACCATTACCCAGATACCAGCCCCGCGTACGCCGGTAATTGACGAAACTACGGGGCTACTGTCCCGTGAGTGGTTTCGGTGGTTTAACAACGTCAACAACATTACTGGTGCAGGGTTAGGCGTTATCGCCGTTATTAACGGCGGTACAGGTGAGTCTACCTACACCAACGGGCAACTGCTGATTGGTAACAATACAGGCAATACCTTAACTAAAAACACTTTAACGCCAGGTGCAGGCATTGGTGTTACCAATGGCCCTGGCTCGATAGGCATAGCCAACACGGGCGTATTGTCTATTGTTGCTGGCACAGGTATAAGTGCTTCGTCGGCTACAGGCAACGTAACCGTTGCCAACACGGGCGTAACGTCGTTCAGCGCAGGTACGACAGGTTTGACCCCTAACAGTCCTACTACAGGCGCCGTAGTGCTTGCAGGCACTCTAGCTGTGGCTAATGGCGGTACAGGGGCAACTACTGACTCAGGGGCTAGAACCAACCTAGGCTTGGGCGGGGGTTTGTCGGTAACGATTACAACCGCTAAACTAACACTCGCAGGTGCTAACGGCAGTATGACTTTTGTTAACGGCATCTTAACAGCGCAAACGCAGGCAACATAATGAGTGATAACGTAGATATATTAGAAAAAAACCTTGGTGAAAGGCTACACCTGCCGTTTGATGCGGTGCGGTGGCTATTAGACTTGTACCATGCGTTTCAAATTTTTGACGATTTTGCCGATGGCGATCCTGTTGAACGAAATGACTTAAACGCCGTAATTTGGAATACCCTAGTCGGTATGCACCAAAACTCGTTTTATATGCAAAATTCGTTTAGACTACTACCTGTAATTAGCGTAAACATATTAAAATGGCAAGCATCTGACACAGTAGAACGGGCGAACAACGCCGATGCTAAGTCGTATGTTTGGCGCGCAGGGTATTACGACATTGCATTGGCTGTAGTAGAAATATGCCACGGCCCTGTATTTGCAACGCAAAATGCCCATATTGTTTTAGGATTGTATGGTGAAACATACGATGACTATGTAAAGGAGTTTGAAAATGCCACAAGGTGTCGGTGAGATAATTAATTCAGTTGGGGATATTTTTGGCGTAGGCCCTGCTAGTAAACAAGCTAGTGCCGTTACAAGTGCGGCTGACACAGGCGCTGCCGCTGCTAGATACGCTGCTGATCTGCAAAAGCAGATGTTTGACAAACAGATCGAACTGCAAGAGCCGTTTAGACAGGCAGGACTATCAGGACAAAATAGGCTATTAGAATTGCTAGGCCTTGGCGGTCAAAAAGGCCCAGGCTACGGTAGATACGCTACGGCTGAATTTACGCCAGCTAACTTTTTAGCCAACCAAGACCCAAGCTACGCTTTCCGTATGTCTGAAGGCATGAAGGCTTTAGAGCGTTCGGCTGCGGCTAGAGGCGGTTTATTGTCAGGTGCAACGATGAAGGGCATCCAGCGCTACGGTCAAGATCTAGCGTCAACGGAATATCAAAACGCGTTTAATCGCTATCAAACAACCCGCGCTAATACCTTGAACCCATACGCTAGTTTGGCTGGCGTAGCGCAATCAAGCGCTAATACATTAGGTCAAGCAGCAGGAGCTTACGGCGCTAATGCAGGCAATATTGCTATGGCAGGCGGCGCTAACGCCGCTAACGCTCAATTAGCGCTTGGTAACATCCGGGGTCAACAGTTTAGCAACGCTGCTAATGCGTTAGGTCAAGGATATGATTTTTATAAGCGCGGTGGGTTTAGTAACCTTTTTGGTGGCGGTGGCGGTGGTTTTACTGACGTTGGTGGCGAAGGCGCTGCTGCTAACAGAGCCTTAGCTGAGTATATGTAAAGGAAAAATTATGGCCGGTGAAATTAATTATGGGCTTGTAAACCCCGCTGTTCTTGACTATGCAGGTCAAACACAAAAATCATTAAACGTCCAAAAGACTAGAATGGACGTAGAGCGTTTAGAAAACGAACGCCAAATTATGTTTGATTTTCAAAAACAATTAGCGGCTAAAGGTATTGACACCGACCTAAACTTTGTTTTTGACACCATGATTAAGACGGGCAATCCTGACTATGTAGCTAAAGGTCTTGAAGGTAAGTCTAAGCTACAAGAACAAATAAATTACGCAAAAGTCATGGGATATGACATGACGCCGCCTGCTGCTGCACCGGCTACTGCACCTGTTGCGGGAGCGCCTATGGGGATGCCTAGCGCTGCCCCTGCGCCTGTTAATGCTTTAGCGCCAATGGCAGGAGCGCAAGCGGTTCCAACTAACGCATTGGCGGGAGCGCAAGCTGCACCAGATCAAACTGCCGTCTTACAAAATAGAATTAACGGTTTATTGCGTTTAGGTACACCGCAAGCACTTAACACCGCAAAAGTTTTGCAAACACAACTTACGGCATTAGAGCCAACCCCTGCAATTAGAGAGTTTAACTACGGGCTAAAAAATCCTGAGTTTACTAACTACCAACTGAAAAAAGCAGCCGCAGGCGCCGCAAGATCTGTAGTTAACTTACCGCCGCAAGAAAAAGCTGAACAAACAGAACGGGGTAAATTCCTTGTTGAAGATTACAAAACCGTAACTAACGCAGCTAGAGTTGCGGCTAGAACCTTACCTGCTATTGAAGTTAACTTAGATTTACTAGATCAAGGGTTTAAAACTGGGTTTAGCGCCGAAGTGCAAAAAGGCGCCGCAAACATTTTGGGCGCTTTGGGTGTTGAAAATGCAAACAAATTTGCAACAGATGCTCAAGTATTTCAAGCTAAAGCAAACGAAACTGTTTTACAACGTCAATTGGAGCAAAAAGGCCCGCAAACCGAATCGGACGCACAGCGTATTACTCAAACTGGCGCGCAACTTACCAACACGCGGGATGCTAACAGATTTATATTGGATGTTGCCAAAGCGCAACTTAAACGTGACATAGAACAACGTAACTTTTACGATAGTTGGTTTACAAAGAATAAAACGTATGATGGCGCTGAAAATGCTTGGTACACAGGTGATGGCGGTAAATCGTTGTTTAGCCGCCCTGAACTTAAAAAATACAATGTTCAAGCTGGTGCAAGCCCTCAACGTCAAGGAAGCCAACAAACTACTGGTGGTCTAAGCCCGGCAGAACAAGCGGAATTAGACAGCTTACGTAAGCAATTTAACCCTGCGAAAAAATAACTATGAATCCAAGGGAAGAATTATCTGCGCTTCGGCGCATGGCTGAACTTGAAGCTAAAGCATCAGGTGTTAGCTACCGTGCAAATGTAGGCGCTGAACCTAGAACAAGGCTTGAGCGTACTAACTTAATGCCGCCTAGCGATGTGCCAATGGCTATTTCGTACGATAAACAAGGCAGACCGTTATTTGATGGTGAAACGGCGTTTACAAACGCGCCTGTTGACAATACAACAGCTAATAAAAGTTATTTTAGACAGGCTAAAGATGAAATATTAGGCGCGTTTGAAGTGCCTAGTACCATATTAAGCGGCGCTGTCGGCGCTGTTGCTGGCCCAGTCGCAGGTGTTTTTGAAACCATTAAAAGTGGCAAATACGGTACGGCTGAAGGCGTTAAGATCGGTGAAAAACGTGCTAAAGAAGTAATGAAGTCAATGACCTATCAGCCACAAACGGCTGAAGGGCGTCGCAATTTAGAAGCGTTAGGTGAAGTGCTTGGTAGTGAGGCCTTGCGCCCATTACAAGGTGCTATTGGTTTGCCCGTAACTTCGGTGCCTGTTCAATCAATAAAACCTGCGCTTCAATACGGCAAAAATATTATTGGTCAAGAAGCAGCATTAGCCGCACAACCGATTACAAAAGCCTTAGAAACCCGTGCGGCAAGTAAAGCAGCGCAAAGAACCGCAGAGTCGTTTGAACGCGCGCCTCAAATTGATGCAGCTAAAGAGGCTAATCGTTTAGGTATTTTGCTCGACCCTGCTATATCAAATCCTACCATACCCAATAAACTATACGAATTAGGTGTTGATCCTGTAGAACTGCACAACAAGTTTTCGCAGCTAAACAAAACAAGATGGGTGTCGGTTGCTAAAAAAGAAATGGGTCTGCCTGAAACGGTGTCGCTAACATCTAGCAAACCGTTTGAGCAAGCACGGGCGCAAGCAGCAAAACCGTATGAAAACATCCGTAATATTCAAACGTTTGCACCGAACCCTGAAGTTATTGCCAAAATTGAAGGTTTATACGACACAGGTCTTATTGGCGGTAAAACATCCGAAAACGCAATTAACAGCTTAATTGCAGATGCCGTTGAAAAAATTAATAGCGGTATGACAGGTACAAAAGTACTTGACAGCCTTAGCGACTTACGTAAAAAAGCAACTAAAACGTACAACTCCAACGCAGCAACACCTGAAATGATTGACGTTGCTGACGTGCGTATGGGTATTGCAAATGCTTTAGAAGATTTGATTGAAGCTAACGTAAGCAAACCAGAACAACTAACAGCGTTTAGAAAAGCCCGTGCAGACATGGCTAAATCGTATGCGTACGAGGCGGCTACGGACATATCAACAGGGCTTGTAGATCCACAAAAACTAAAGCGAATGTTAGATAAAGGCATTCCTTTGTCAGGCGACGCAAAAGCAATAGCTATAATTGCAGGTAATTACCCTGAAATTACCTCATTAACGCCAATTAAACGTGAAGGCCTACAACGGTTTTCTAGAGCAGGCGCGTTAGGCACATTAGGCGCCGCAGTTGGATCTATGGTGCCTGTTATCGGCACAATTGGTGGCGGCGCTCTTGGGGCAGGCGCAGGTATCATAGGGTCTAAGTTAGCCGCTAAACGTATGTCATCGCCTAAATACCAAGCAGCTAATGCAGTGCCACAGGATTTTCGTCCCCCTGTCAATATGTTGCGCCCAGCGCCTCCAAGCACTACCCAAAATTTGCCAGTGCCGTTTGACCCGCGCAATGCACTTGTAGAGCCAGGCTATACACCTAACTTTACTATTCCCCGTCAACAAGGTACACCTGAGTTTAGTCTTGAAGGTCAGTTGCCCCAATTGGCGCCGCCAAGCGCAACATCTATGGAAGCAAGTAACGCGGCTCGTAGAGCATACAACATTGCAGCAGGCAGAGCTGCGGAAGAACGGGCAGCCGCACAAGCAGGAAAAGCAACTTGGATGTCGCCTATTGAAAAGAAAAAACCGGCTACAAGCGGCGGCGTAGCTTTTGAGCTTGATCCAATTACAGGGCGTTTGCGTGAAGTAAGCCAAGGCATGAAAGGCGCTACGCCTGAAACATTCCAAAACTACGGTACATCACTAGATTCAGCGTCAAACAAAATCGCCGCAGGAAAAGCGTTTGATTTAACCGCTGAAGAACGAATTGCATTTAACAAAACCAAAGTAGATCTTGCGGTTGTTGAACCTGGCTACGCTAAATTATCTGATAAACAGATTACTGAGCGCATGATGGATCGCCAGCAAGTCGACGCCCTTATCCAAAAAGCACGTCAGCAAGCTATAGCGTTTGAGCAGATTGCCGCTAGAGCCGAATCGGAACAAGCTAAATTTAACGCAATGGCGCAACGCCAACGCATGATGGATCTTGCTGAGTCGTTAGAGGAAAAGCTAAGTTTGTCACGCCCTGACACATCTCGTAAAACTCAAGGCCCAAAAACACGCGAAGCTAAACGTAATGCGTTAGTTGAAGATATTGAAGTTAAAAACAAACTGGCGAGGTAATCATGGATTGGCAATATTTATTTAATATGGTAGCTGGCGTAGGGATGCTTGGTGTTGGTTGGTGGTGTCGCCAGATATGGGATTCGGTTCAAAATTTAAAAAAAGATGTTCAAAGTATTGAAGTAAATTTACCAACAAATTATGTTCGCAAAGTAGATTTAGACGTTAAGTTTGATAAATTAGAATCTACTTTGCAACGTATTTTGGATAAATTAGATCAAAAGGCAGATAAAGAATGAATATGATAATGATTATTTTTAAGTCTAAAACGCTGATGTTTGCCCTAGCTTTGGCAATTTTTGGCGTTGTTGAAATGAATGTTCAAGCGTTTTCATTCTACATGACACCACAAATGTTTGGCTTTTTTAGCATTGGTATTAGCATTATTGTGGCTGTTTTGCGTATTGTGACTACGTTGCCTTTAGACAAAAAATGACGCCGCTTCTGTACGTTAAGTTCGGCGTTATTGCATTTGCTATTATCGGCGCAGGGTATCTTGGGTACAGTTACGAACACAATCGGTTTATGGTATTTAAAAAAGAAGTGGACGCGCTTGCAAGAGAGCAAGAGCAAAAGGTCATTTCTATTCAAAAACAGCAAGACCTAGTAACTAAGGGGGTTGTCAATGAATTTCAAGCTAAGTTGGGTGCCGTGCGTAATTATTATGGGGGGTTGCAGCACTCAACCAGTAGCGGTAAATTGCCCACCCTTTCCAACCCCGCCGGTCGAGCTAATGAAAGCCCCGCCTACTACGAACTTGCTGGTGCCTGCGCTGAAACAACCATCCAAACCATAGCGTTACAGCAGTGGATTAAAGAACAAGCGGGTATTTAATGACAGGCAATTTTGATACTTGTTTGGCGTTACTGTTGGAGCATGAGGGCGGCTTTGTAAACCATCCGCAAGACCCAGGCGGTATGACAAACCTTGGCGTAACCAAGCGGGTGTGGGAAGAATGGACAGGACATGAGGTTGACGAGAAACAGATGCGCGCCCTAACCCCTCAGCTAGTAGCGCCACTTTATAAAAGGAAATACTGGGATGCTGTCAGAGCTGATGAGCTTGTATCTGGTGTTGACTATTGCGTTTTTGACGTCGCTGTTAATTCCGGGCCGGGGCGCGCTATTAAGATTTTGCAGGGTTGCGTTGGGGCTACTGTTGACGGTGGTTTTGGCCCTGCTACTATGGCATTAGTCAAAAAAGCGTCATCTGAACCTAATAAGATCATAGAGTTATACTGCGCCAAGCGCCTTGAGTTCTTACAATCCCTACGTACTTTTGAAACTTTTGGTAAAGGTTGGAGCCGCCGTGTTGCAGAAGTACAAGAAAAGGCTCTAAAAATGACTGATTATGGCTGAAACAAACAAAAAAAAAGATGAAGAATTTATTGCACTTTGGCGCAAATTAGGAAGCCCAACTTTAGTTGCTAGAGAACTTGGCAAAAATCCTAGAAGCGTATCAAACAGACGAGCCAGTTTAGAAATTAGGTATGGCATTAAATTAGATTCACATGGCTCGTTGCGTGATCCTAAAAAAGAAAAACCTAAGAAAAGAGAGTTGGCAGCGCACAATGTCCGCAGAGGCATTGATGTCGATAAAGTAAAACGAGTGATTGTGTTTAGTGATGCTCACTTTACCGATACCACCACTACGGCGTTTAAAGCTTTGCTGATAATGATTAAAGAGTTCAAGCCGCAAGTCATTATTTGTAATGGCGATGCCTTTGACGGTCAGATACTAAGCCGTTTTCCCAGTATCAATTACGACCAAAAGCCCAATGTATTACAAGAACTTAACGCTTGCCGTTATCACCTAGACGAGATTGCTAAAAACAAGCCGCCAGGTTGTGAGTTAATATGGACGCTTGGTAATCACGATATGCGTTATGAATCTTGGCTTGTAAACAAAGTGCCTGAATATAGCGGTGTAGATGGCTTTAGCCTTAAATATCATTTCCCCGAATGGAAAACGTGCTGGTCGTACTGGGTTGGGGAAGATACAATAATTAAGCACCGCCATCGTGGAGGCCGCATGGCGGGTTATGCCAATTTGCTGGCGGCGGGAAATACGAACATCATTACGGGGCATACCCATGTCCTTGCTTTACAGCCTATTACAAACTACCAAGGCACTTACTGGGGCGTACAAACTGGTTGCCTTGCCGATCCTATGTCACCTAGCTTTGAATATACGGAAGATGGCCCTAAAGACTGGCGCAGCGGCTTTGTAATGCTGTCGTTTGACCAAGGCAGAATGTTAATGCCTGAAATGATTATGATAACGGATGAGCAGGAAGGTGAGTTTGAGTTTCGTGGCTGTATAAACAAGGTTTAAACATGAAACTAACGCCTGAAATACTAAAGAATTTATATTCGACGTTGTATTGCACTTACCCATTTACTAAATGGCCTATGCCATTACCTGAAGAAATAGAGTTTGTAGTCACCCCTGATACAGAAGTAATGGGAACATACTTGTTAGATACGGGCGAAGATTATCCACATACCATAACAATCTCATCAGGGCGTTGCAGTCACTTCTACACCGTTTTAACTACGCTTGCCCATGAGTGCGTACACATGAGTTTTTACCAGCAAAAAGGCGATAAATGGCTGCAACATGGAAAACCGTTCAGAACCCGTTGCAAGATGGTAGCTACAGAATTAGGCTTTGACCCGCTAGAACTATAGATTGCGGTGGTAAGCATCTTTTGGATTCTTGAGCATTGATTTAATAAGTTCATCTATGCTAAAGAAGTATTGAATAACTTTCATGCCGTCATGCTGCATGATTGTGAAACTCATAGGTTTTCTTGCCCTACAACTTTATATACTTGATTAATTATATTTAGAACGTGCTTGATATCTTCAGGCGTTAACTGGCCCATCAATTGCAATATTTTAATTACCGCAACGTCGTTGTTTAGTGGGGCGGGGCTGACTATGTTTTCAATCATTTTGTAGCAATCAAATAAGCGCCGTAATTGGCAAAACAATACCCAGCGTACATACACGCTAGACCCATATTTCCTTTAAGTGCCTGTTCCAGGGCAATATACGCATATATTAGCCCTGTAAGAATAATTAACCAACTACTCATTTGGCTCAATGTACTTCTCAAGCCTAGCGATCCGCTGGGTTTCAAACGAGCATAGCGTAGCGTAATACTCAGCTTGAGTTTTGTTAACAAGGTAGCTGCGTTTGGCGTCCTCTAATTCCCTAGCGGCTAATACCTGCGCTTTAGGTGGGTGAGTAATAAACTGCCACAGGGTTCTGATCTTATTCATGGTTTTACCTTATTGGAGTGTAATTAAACATTGGGGTTACTGGTTGTATAGGCGCGGTATATACAGGGATTGTAGGCGCGCCCGATTGAAACAACGTGCCTGCGCTGTTGCCATTGGGGCCATAAAAATACGTTGTATTACCTGACTGAAACGCAGTCCCTGCACTATTACCGTTGGGGCCATAGAAGTAAGTAGTGTTACCTGACTGAAACGCCGTCCCTGCGCTGTTGCCGTTAGGGCCGTAAAAATATTGCGTTTGGGCTTGGACGTCGGTTACGGCTGTAAAATAACCAAGGGTAAAACTAATTAACGCTACTATCAGTTCTTTCATCTTTATTTTCCTTTGTGTTTAAATAACGATATGCTGCAATCGCCGCTTTTAAATCGGCTTTTAACTCTAAAATTTCTGCGTGACTCTGTTGTGCAAAAGCAACAAGATTGGCATGGCTCCAGTCCCTAAAATCGGTCATGGCTTAACGGCTTCCTTAAGTAGTTCTATGCGCTCCCTAGCGCACCGTAGCATGGTGTAGCGCTGATGTAAGCGTTGCAAGACCGATACACGGCGGCTGCCTGTGCGCTCCGCGTTTAGCATGGTTAGTACCTGTTCTTCGCTTAATTGGCTAAGAATGTCATTCAGCTTGCGCCAACTTAGATCGCTCATATTGCTCTACCTTAATTTGTAAATTAATTACTTCTTTAGTCACCCGCGATAACGCGCGCATGGCTTGGTTGTACTCTTTGACGCGGATTGTTTCTTCTGCCTGCGCCGCCTTGAGCTTGGCTTTAAAGTGAACGAGCCTGTCCATTAGCATCTCCCGTCCATGTCAAACTCATCGTAGTCGTTTAGCCGGTCAATCTCGGCTATCAAACGGCGAATCATTAATTCAATGTTGGTGTCAGGCGCGTATTCAGAGATGTCGTCTGCTAGTTTTACTGCTTCTTCACGTAATGTCATTTCAATTCCTCCAATGCTATGTCGCTAATTGCCCGTTTGTCCTTCAGGGCGTCCCAAATCCTCAAATCAATCGTTTTATTGGTCAATAAAAGGTAAACCCATACGTCGTGCTTCTGACCGCTGCGGTGCAAGCGCCCTACTGTTTGCTCGTACAGCTCAAGGCTCCACGGCAGCGATACAAAGACCATTTTATTACCGCCATGCTGAAGGTTCAAACCATGCCCGGCTGACTTGGGGTGAATCAAAAGTAGCTCGATCTTGCCCTCGTTCCAGCGCTCAATGGCTTTGGGGTCGTTAATCGTCTGGGCATGGGGGTAGCGGCGCTTGAGTTCAGCCAGTTCTTCAACGTAGTTATAAACAATAATGGTGTTGTCGTGCTGGTTTTCCTCAAGTAGCTCGTCTAACATATCGAACTTGTGGGTGCTAAACCAAATAGGCGTCTTGCTTACGTTCATGCGTCCAGGCGTGTCAGATGCGGTTGTAACCGTTTCGTAGACCCAACCCCCTGCCATCTGCTGCAACTTGCCTGTCACCACGCCTGCATTGACTGCGGTGATCTCCACGTCCTTAAACTCGATAACAAAGTCCTTCTTCATCTTCTCGTATGGGGCGCGGTCTTGCAGGTCGCACTTCATCTCAACTACATGGCAGGGTGGCAACTTGTCAGCGTACTCGCCAGCGTTAAGTAAGAAGGTTGCAGGCTTAATTCGAGCCATGACCTGCGCCAGCGATCCTATGCGTGGCTCCCACTCGCCAAAGTCCTTGTTGACCAGGACAAAGTACTGCTGCATAAACGCGCCCTTAGCCCGTCCAAGCAGGTCTTGGTTGACGATCTTGCACTGCCCAAACACGTCCTCAAGGCCGTTGCTAGTAAACGAACCCGTCAAACCCCAACGAATGTCGATTCTATCGACGATCTTAGCCAAGGCTTTGTAGCGCTTGCCTGATGGGTTCTTGAGCTTGGTTAGCTCGTCAAACACGATGCCATCAAAGTCTAGCTCTTGGTCAGCAAGCCATTGGATGTTGTCGTAGTTGGTAACAACTACGGGAAAACCCGAATGTAGGGCATGGTTGCGCTGGGCAGGCGTACCTACCGCTACCGCTATGGGTGTATCAGTAGCCCACTTAGGCTGCTCAACAGGCCATACGTCGGTGCAGACACGCTTAGGAGCCAACACAAGCCATCGCTTGACGAACTTGTAGCGCAGCATATCTTGCATGGCTGTCAACGTCAAGGCGGTCTTTCCTGCGCCCACAGGGGCAAGAATCATTGCTCGGTTGTTCTCATACAAAAAGTCAGCGGCTTTTTCTTGGTAGTCACGCAGTTTCATAGCTTATCTACCAAGTCAATACCATCGCCAATCCACTGCATACACGGTACCGCCATTGAGTTGCCAAGGGCTTTGTAACGCAGTCCTTCAGGCGATGTGTCTTTTTTACGCCACGGAATGTTAGTAAAACCATCAGGAAAACCCTGCAAACGCTCGCACTCAGTGGGTGTCAAACGACGCACTCTTGCTAAATCAGCAATAAAAGTCTGAGCATGATGAGATTGAACTGATGGACGCAACGCTTGTAAAGCAGGCGTAACTGCTAAAGGTGTAGCACTAAACGTATTAGCGCCTGCGTCCTCACGAATGGAATAAGCTACTGCATGGTTAGGATAGCCACCATTACCACCTGAACGCAGTGTAGGGCTAACTTCAATTCCTACATCTCTAGCGGCATCGCATTGCGTAAAACCAACAGTCTGAACTAATGGCACGTTGCCCCCACCTGTACCCCAACGGCTAGTCACGGTCTGACAGGTTTCACCCATCTCTTTGACACGGCTATCGGCAGGGTGCGTTTCGTAAACCTTTTGAACTAGGAAGGTTTCGCTTCCGCCACCGAGGACTCCACCGCTTGCCTTAAGGGTTTCTCCAATATCTCCCTCGCGGTATTGAGCAAGGCTACTTTCAAAGTATGCGGAAGGTTCTTTCCCCTGCGGTGCGCTCGGCGCAAGATCCCGGCGCAAGCTATGTCGCTCAAATAATACTGCGGCGGCAGGTCGCCAATCTCCAAGGTATCCGACAACAAAGACACGACGCCTGCGCTGTGCCACTCCGCAGAACTGAGCGTCAAGCACTCGGTAGGCGAACCCATACCCGAGTTGAGCCACCGCCCCGAGGAAGGAACCAAAGTCCCGTCCTCCTGA